TTTAACGTTTCTAGTTCGTCACTCTCATCTGGTTGTGTATGATGTGTGACTTCTCTCAATGTCTTGAGATATTCTAAGACATGCTCCCTAATCTCCATCAGTTCATCAAAGCACCCTTGGTTATGGGCACACCCTCGTAACTGATGATTAGGTTCCAAGACTGACTCTTGAAATAGAGTCAGTGCTCTATCATATTTGATAGCAGGGGTCTCTTTGCCTATCATAGTTTTGGAATTGTAGGTAACGCAGGACCTGTAGTATCAGGAATAGCATCTGTGATACCGCCACCGATGGATGGTAGAACTGATTCCATTACCTTACTCTTGACACCATCAATGATAGCATCTTTTCTGATGAACACATATCCACCAAGACCAACTACACCAAGTGCTACAACACCTGAGAAGATAGCGATTCCGTTAATAATTTTTTGCATGATTTTATTTGTCTGGGACGATTTTTACAGGACCTTGTTCAATCCTAATAGTTTGAGCAGGAGCAGTCTGCGATGCTTTCTCAATAAGAAACTCCATATCTTTTTTAGATAGGTTTGCATCTCCACCACCCGCACTATTCTTTTTCTTTCCTGCTGCTTGGACGCCAAAAGTAGCTAGCGTTCCTGTGAAGACCGAAGCTATAAAGGTCGGATCCAGTTTTTGCTCTGGAATTTTAAAAGACTCTGGTAACTTAACGTATGCTAGTGTCAGTATTCCTGCAGACCACACAAGCACCGCCAACCTCACGAAAGTAGAGAGGATAGCAAGTTGTTCTTCCTTATCTTCCGCAGCATCTTTTAGTTTACCGATAAGACCTTTCGGTTTCTCTTCAACCTTTTTTGTTTCTGCCATAGTATAAAGTTATTCTGTTTTATATATACACGTCTAACTTATAGAATCTACAAATACTTTACGATATCCTTTTACTGTCTCCCAATCCTCATTTAAAGCAGCGTTGATAAATGGCATAAACTTACTGCTATCTCTACCTACAGAGTCCATCTTCTTCATTGTAGATGATATAGAACCGCCACCAAATACTGTTGCATACTTCTCTGCTGTCTTTTTTGTAAAGTTTGTGAAGAGAGACTTGTCATAGTTGTATAGCATGTTGAATATACCAGAGGTCTGATGATATACTTTTCCGTCCATTACAATAGCTTGTGCTCCCCACATAGAACTGTTCTTACTCTCTGCTGCTATATGTGAAGATACCAAACTTGTTATTTCATTTAGAGTTCCAATAACCTCCATTGGTTTTGCTACAAATATAACTGTTTTCTCTATAGATTTTAAATTAATTACCTTGTCAGTAAGTTTCCACTCTGGTAATGTATCAGCACCAAAGAGTTTAGTTGTAGAGTAGTCGCTTATGTCACTATAAAACACGGTTGTCCCTGCAATAATAGCAACAGGCAACCGTGTTCTTTTTACTATCTCGTAGTGTAACTGAGATGTCTTTACTGTAGATGGATACTCTATAAGTTTATGACCACCCGCTGCTACCCACTGCTTACAGAAGTCAAGTGCTTTGACTCCTATACAATGAACAGTTGTTTTAGTGTTTGGGAATCCAGTATCAAATGTTTTTAGTGCTGTAACAGCAGTAGGAACGCTTTGTGCGTCCTCTGCCTTTACAACTATTTGTGGTGACCAATCCATTATACAAAATACTTTTTAAGTATTTAGTTGTATGGACTCCTGATAGTGTCACCCTTACGAGGATATGCTGCTACCTCTGGATCTGGATCTAACCACTTGACATACTCCCTGTCTTCAATACAGCAATCTAGTTGTGCTTGACTATCAAGATAATACATGTCGTAGTATCTCTTCTGAATATCATTGAACTTTTGGATGCGGAAGTCAGGTGCACCGTTCTCTTCTAGCAAACCTTTTTGCACAAAACGATAAGGATAACGCTCTAGAATAACTTCTGTCTTAGCACGCATCGTCGTGGTTTCTGAGGTAGTCATAATTTAAGTCGTTTGGATTCTGTGGAACTACTAATATTTTAGCACCATCAGGTTTCTCTACAAGCACCACTGTGCCACTTTCTGCTTTGTCACAGTAGTAGTCTTTGCGATCTTCAAACTCTTGTTCAGTTATTTCGATCATTGAATCACTTTCCACGTCTCTCCTTCTTTGTATGTGGTTGGATATTTAAAGGTAATTACCTTGTCATATACGTTAGAAGTGCAATCCTTAACCTTACCCAACCATGTAAGTGGTTGAACGTTTGTGTGCTTATAGAATCGACAAGGAAAAGGAGTAGAGTTGATTCCTATTCTCTCTAGTCCTTCGGGTTTGTAATGCCATACATCATAGTATAGCGTCATTCTTCCCTTGTTATTGTTAGGATGCACCCCACGTATATATTCGGGATCGCATGTTAAGAACTTACCTTCTTCTGGAACAGAGAAGATAACTTCCTCTGCGTTTAAAATTATAGTGGGACTAGGATGGTTTGTCAAGTAAGTTATTGTAGAAGACAAAGGATATACTTTTGCACCAGTTTCTATTCTAAGTTTTTCATCATGATTATCATGAAAAGGTATGCCATCATCACCAGTAAAAATTTGTATCCACCACTCAAACCCTACTGCAGTAGGATATTCAGATGACATATAAAAATCAAAAGAATCTTGTATGTATCTCTCTATTGTATTCTCTGGTTCATCATGTATACCTATCCAATAGTTGCGTTGACAATTAAAATATTCAACATCTTTTTTTAATTGCACTAATGAGTGTGTATCTAAAATAGGTGGATATATCTTCATCTAATTCTTACGTCAGATAATCTGGTAGTTCTCCTACGAGGTTGTTCTGTTCCCACTCTAGGAACTTCCTTCTCTTCTTTTGGTTCAACTAATTGTATCACGTATTTCATGTTCAGTCCACCATAAGTATTGCCACATACCCATGTTTGATTGTCACAACCACACATGTGATAGTCGTGCTCATGCTTCGATCTAATAGTGTTGTTACACTTCTTGCAAGTTACTGTTGTCATCTCGTTTCTCTATATCGACAAATAAAAACATCATAATATCATCTGAGAGATTATATCCCTCATGGATGTGATCCATAACATCATAAACTTGAGGTTCACCCTCTTTCCAAAAAACTTTTTTACCTTTCCATACCATGTAACATTTATCAGATGGTATGTATAATGGTATTTGTACTCTCCTATATTTTCTACCATATACAGGGGGATCTCTATGTGGATTTAATTTTGTTCCTGCATCAAAAACAGATATTGTTGCAAAGATTACTTCTTCCTGATCTAATATCTGTTGTGCTTTCTCATCTTCAACAACAGACTTTCTTACACCACCTATTGAACCATTCCTATAGATTGCTTTTAGCCAGCAGAAATGTATATCCTTGTTAGAATAACCAACAGCAGTAGGTGCTCGTCGTAAGGGAAAATCTGTTCTTGATGCCCATTCATAAAGATAATCTACATCACTTTTCTTCATATCTTATTGTGCATAATGTAGGATTCTCCAGTTCTACCCATTCATGCCACTCCATGTAAAGATCATATGCTTCATCATACATCTTTTCCAGAACCAAATGCTCTATCCTATCCTGCATCCAATCTAGCAGGAAGTCACACTGTTCTTTCATCTCAGGAGATGCGTTGTTCATTGTAATAATCCTTTTTCATGTAACGACCTAGAATGTTTGAGTTGTAAAAATTTTCGGACTCACTCAATACGTTATTTAGAAACAATTGTTTTGTCTCTTCGTAATTAACCCAACCCTTAGTAGTATGTAGTGATATTATTTCTCTTCTGAAACATTCATTTCCAAGAGATTTTCTATCGGAATTAAGTTCGTCACTAGATCCATAGTATTTTTTCCAGTCACTCTCACTGCGAACTTTCCTGCTCTTACCTCTAGGCTTTCTGAA